AAGCACTCGTATCCGCGCCTACATCAACGATCCTTTAAAGATCGCTCAGTTGGCGGAAATTGCCAGAGGCCGACTCCACAATCAAGTTAGTTCCGCAGAGTACTTAAAGGACTAAGTATCGTTAAACGATACTTTTCAGAAGGATAAAAAGAGCGTTGACTTGCTCCTCCGTATAGTCTATTCTTTAGACCTTATGACTAAAACAACTATCTTGGGCATCCTCACTATCGTCACCGCTATTGCTAACGCCGCGCTGATGTTCCTGAAGTCTGGCACTACCGATATTGGTGGCGTAATTGTTGCTGTAACTGCTGGATTAGGACTCATCAAAGCTGCTGATCAAAAGTAAGTGTATGGAACCTTCACTGCCTTACTCACGGCTATTACTGCTGCGTGCAATGCGTATGCGGAATGGTTGTCTTGGCAGCAGGAAACAGAGCTGGATCGAATCGAAGATGAACTGGATCGGCTTGCTGTTATTGGCAATGGTTCTTCCAAGCTGCGGCTGGAACGTCTATCGCAAAGGCTCCAACGAAAGCGCACTGTACGATCCAGTAACGGTAACGCTTAAGCCTTCCGTTAAGTACTACTTCGTTGAGGGAGTGCTTGAGGGTACTGGTCAGCGTTATCACAGTCAGTACAGTTACGAGCGTGCCATTATCATTGGCAACAAGAACCACAACTGGTGAAAGGGTTAATTTTTGTAACCGTTTGGGCTATATTCTGGTACTGGTTCTTTCGGTACGGACAACACTTATTTTAAATGAACAAAAAAACAGTAGCCATTTGTGTAGGCCATAGCCGCAGTAACGATGACGGAGCTGTAAACGTGGACGGTGTTACGGAGTGGGCGTTTAACCAGCCTTTAGCCAAACGCGTTTGTGCGCTTGTGGCGCAAATGGGACACAACGCTATTTTGGTAGACCTGTACGACGGTCCAAGTTATGGCAGCGCAATGCGTTGGTTAGCTGAACACCTTAAAGAGATCAAAGCCGACGTAGCCGTTGAGCTGCACTTCAACTCAGCGGGTTCTATGGCTACGGGCTTTGAGTTCCTGTACTGCGGCGTTAGCCCCAAAGGATTAACGCTGGCATCCAAACTCAGCGCAAGCTTTGCCAAAGCGTTTCCCGAACAGAAGAACAGGGGGCTAAAGGCTTTAAACAAAAATGACCGAGGTGGTACGTTTGTTATGAAAACCCACTGTCCTGCTGTTATTTGCGAGCCGTTTTTTGGCAGCAACAGAAAAGATTCTGATTTCTTTAGCGCACACAGAGAAGAACTAGCCAAAGCATACGCCGAAGGAATCCTTAACTGGTTAGTGAATTAACATAACAATGAACACCCGATGGCCTAAAACAATACCTGTGGCTGGTCGAAGGGTTAGGCTTATCTTCATTGAGCTTGACGAAACTTACGGTCAGTACAAGCACGATCAGAAAATAATCGAGATCAACAAAGCGATTCCTGATGGAGATAAGCTAATCACAATCCGACACGAACTGATGGAGGCATCGCTGCTTCTTTCGGGTGTCGGATTTTCAGAACGATACGAACAAGAACCAATTGTTAGATGCATGGAGGAAATCTTTTTTCCAGCATGGGATGCTTTCCTAAAAAGAATCACTAAAGCTAATGTCTAAACCAAATCAATTTAAGCCAACGGCTAATAAAAACTTTATAGAGTTCAGGCCAAATGGCGAAGACTTTAAACTTGCTGCTGAACGATCTGAAAAGATGGGGGTTCTACAGAACTCTTTTACAAGAGGAGCTGGACGGATGAGCGGGATGTTGGGCGAGATCGCTATTCATAAGTATTTAGAAAACATCGCAGAGTACAGCGGAGATTTAGTTCGCGGCTATGATCTGATTACTGAAAAAGGAATCAAAATTGAAGTCAAGACAAAGAAGGCTTCGCGGATTCCAGATCCTTCCTACGCGGCTACTGTCGAGTCTAAGAAGACTTATATGTTTGTGAACGACATCTTTGTGTTCCTAAGAGGGCATGACTCGATGGCAAAATTTTGGCTCTTAGGCTGGATCAAAACACCTTCATTTAAGCGTATGTCTACTTTTAAGAACGCTGGAGAAGACGATGGGGATAACGGATTTAAGTGTCGTGTAGACCAGTACACAATCCCTATTGCAAAACTCAAGCCAATGTCAACTCTGGTTGACTATCTTATTTCGCAATAGGGATCTAAGTATCTTCAGGAATCGCTGATCGTGATGTCGAACTTAGAATCTAAGGCGACTTCCCAAATCTTTCCCCCACCTTGACCGTGCGATTTAACAGGTCTCAAGTGCTTGCTGTTCCGACTAGCTTCCTCCATCGTGGACATACCGCGACGAACGAACTCTAGATTGCTTGACATTCCTACAGTGCGACCGTTGTTGAAGTCGTGTAGTGCAACTTGAAACTCTGTCAGAGTCCCACACCATGTGGGCTTATCTGGTGTAATTTCCCTACAACGCTTCGCGAAGAATTCGACAAGCTCTGCAACACATGATCGACTTGAGTTGTCGTAGGCTGCTGAAGCAACGGACTCGTCAATGTAGCTCATGATCCCGAAGCGTCCTACGTCTTCAATAGACTTTGGAATCTTCCAGTCAAGTAGCCAGCGTGCAAAGTGTGGAAGCTCTTTTTCAATAGTCGCCTCTAGCACGGAGTTTCGCGGGAAGTTGCTCGTCGCCGTATCGCTAATCCGCATCGCCATAAGCTTATCTCTATTACTACTATCTAGCGCAGGAATAACGGAGAGACTATTAGCGTCCATATTAAGCGACAGAATAACTCTTCCAGTCCAAGGAACGGAAAGAGCATCTGCATATTTTGCCTGATACTCGACGCGAGGATTAGCCACAGATCGCTTAATGAGTTCCGTCGCCTTACGCTGATCCTGAAAGGAAGCAGCTGACGTTGTATCATCAATAACCCATGCAGCTACACGTCCCAAATCCTTGTTGAACTTCGTCTGTCCAGACAAGTAATCAGATGCATCCGCGTATCCGCCGACTAGTCCTGAGATCACTTTGTTTGACAGCAGCGATTTGCCTTTGTTCGTTGGACCGACTAGCAGCAGTGCTTGTCCTTGAACGAACTCCCGATCAATTACGGCAGAGTAGAATCGCTTGAGCCATGAATATAGGTACTCAACAGTGGGCGCTTGAGTAGGTGTATTCACGAACAGTTGATTCAGCCACATATGGAGGAAAGGCCAATTGGCTATATCTCCATCATCGCTAGGCTCAACTGGATTAATGTTCGCACAGTTAAGGATACGGTTACCGTTGTACTCGACAACGCGATCCTTAGAGAACACAACAGGCGCGATCTCATCGATTCTGTTCTGGTTTGAGATCGTGAGAATCGCCGCTTCGACTTCCGAAAGGGGCTGACCTTTCTTCATCTTGACGGAGAATCCTGATTGACGAAGCTCAAGAACAAGATGCTCACGCGGAATCGTAACGGCAGAGTTGTACAGAACTTTGAAGAATGATCGTCCGTTGTACCAGTACTCGTCAAGCAGATTGCCCATCTTCTTCTCCTCGTACTCCTTAACGAACTTAGCTCCAAAGATCTCCTTCCATGTTACGAATCCTTTGCCAGCGCGGTCAGAGTAACAGATGATCCCGTCCTCTGAAACCTGACACCCGTCCCTGTTAATTCCATCATTAATCCAGAACAATGGACCACGCGATCCGACATCAAAGTCTCCGATCCAACGATTCGGGAATCGGGATTCAACTTCCGCTGCAATAATAGCAATCGGGATTGATGTGTCATTTGACTGTGGCGGGTTATCATTTGCGGCTTTCATCAATGCTGTTTGAACAGTCGCATCAGAAATATGTCCGCCTAAGCCATGCCAATCTTCGCCCAATTCAAAATACTGACTCGCCTTAAGCGAGGTACTATCGAATCCAGCAAAGAGCCTATCCATTTTAAGGGAGGCATTCATGTGCTTCATGAAGCTATCAAACATTTCAGGCGCAATCGGAATCGCGTTATCAAATTCCCATACGAGTCTTAGATATCCTGATTGCGTTTTAGTCCTCCATGTTGGAACATTGATGCCGCATTTAGCCCCGATATCGCTATCGATGCTACCCCAATTAACTGGCGCGTCGTAGTCAGCGACTACTCCGTAGATCCGATTCGGCGGATTATCATTGGCAATTCGCTTAGAAGGAGTGCTTCCTTCTACGGTACTATAGAATACGTGATCAGTGCTTAGATCGGCACACCACGCTCTGAAGTCTGCTTTGGAGGCAAACTTTTGTTTTGGCTTGTTCAGTTTATCGAGGCTAGTTGCCTTGACGGTTTTGGTCTCACGTAGATTTTTAAGGTAACGATAGTTCATTTTGTGTAGCAAGTTAAGATTTCTCCTTCAGCAGAAAGAGGTATGTTTGGAATCCATTCTGGAGCAGTGGACATAATTTTGATGATTTGTTTTAGACTGTCTTCCGCCTTATCGGCATCGACCTCTACGACAACTTCGTCGTGGACATGCATTACAATTTCAAATCCAGCATTGTGGATTTTGCAAAGCATATCCGAAAAGATGTCTCTCGCTAAAGCCTGACTAAGATTCTCAGCGAGCAGCCCGCCCCATAGTTTAACAGGAAGTCGTTTGCCATTACGTGGCATGATTGCCATATGGTGGAATTTCTTTTCTGAAGTCTTCGCTAACTTTAAGCGTCCGTAATTAAGGCTACGTCCACTAGGAAGCTCCTCAGTATATATCTCGCCTACATCGTAGGACGAAACCATATTCGTGTTGAGTTCCCCCCAAAGCTTCTTGACTTTGACCATCTTCCGCCGATAGAGCGCGACAGCGTCTTCAGCTTCTTTCTCAGTCATGCCAGACATGACTGCAAACTTAGCCGATCCCGCGCCGTATCCGCAGCCCAATACCATTGCCTTGACTTTATGTCGCAGCTTTGGATCTTGTTTCATTGAGCCTTTGGATTTTTCCCAAAGTCCAAATCGAATCGCGAAGGCTTCGTAAATGTCGGAGCATTCTGAAATCTCTTTGAGAGTCTCAAAATCCTTAGCGAGCCAGCACAGAGTACGCACTTCGATCTGTGAAAGATCGACTGCAAGTAATCTGCGGTTAGGCTTTGGCGCAATCAAGTTACGCAACTTGACTCCGAACATCTCTTCCTTAGGAAGATTCTGTAGATTGAGATTACCGCCCGATCCGCTGAAACGTCCTGTATGCGCTCCGAAGTACATAATGCCTCCGTAGTACCGACCGTCTGGCATTGTGGCGAAGTCAAAAGACTCGATCTTCTTTTTGAGGGAGTTGATCCTTCGCCAGTTTTTAACTGCTTCGACCCACGCATACTTTTTGCCGTACATTCTAAGCCACTCTTGAGCGTCTGGATCTCCTTCTGCGAGACTCATAGGAGGCTCGATTCCGACAGCGCGGCATTGATCGTCGAAGGCGACTCGACTAAGCAGTGGCTTGTCGCCCATCCACGGAATTGCTTCTTCGGATTCAAATAGCTTAGTGTTAAGAATTTCCTTCTGCTTACGGAGTAGCTCTATATCCATAGGGATTCCCCGTTGAGAACAGCGTCGATTCACTAAGCTGATCTCTTGCTCGCGCTTCGGCCATTTTGGAGAATAATCCCGCCAGAGCTTTAAGCAGAGTTCAGAGTCTTTGAGTGCGTACTCGCAAACTTCTCTCTTGAATACCTCAGTCATTTTCGCCCACGTTTTATTGCTCATGTTGTCCCGCGTAGACTTGTCTAGCGCGAGGTTGTATGCAACAGCCGTTGCGCCTTTCAACGAGCGCGGAAGCCCACAATAAGCGACCATATCTGCTGTGCAGTGCCATTCGGCAGCTTGAACAGAGGGCCACCAATTCTGAGTGATGCCATAAAGATATAGCGTCTCGTCGAAAGAGGCATTGTGCGAAAGCACAATGTTGTCCTGTAATAACGTCCAGTCGAAGTCTTTTGGATCTCCAACGAACGTATACCCGTTATCGCCAACCACTGACACCAAATAGGCGGAAAAGTCAGGGTGCGAGAAATAGCCCAATGGGCCTAATGTTTTTATTGAACACCTCTTATCATAGTAGGTTTCAAAATCTAGTGCGTATGTAATCATATTAGTGTGTCTATTTTTTGGCGTTAAAAAAGCCCCCACTGGTTTAGACATAGACCAGTGGGAGCTATAGGTGGTTTTGTTTAGTCTGTTACGACTTCAAACGGCAGATCAAGCTGCTCTTCCATAGGAACATTTTCTCCTACAGTTGACATGAGACGATTACGAACAATCCGAATCTTGGCTATATTCATGTCAAGTTCATCTTGTTTTTGCATCATCTCCTGAATCATTTTTGATAGCATCTCGATTTCACCATCGATGATTTCTGCTTCAAATTCAGCGTCTGTATATACTCGCGTAATTTCTAAGTCTTCCATATTATTGTCCAAAGGTTGAGGCGAATTCGATTACGGCAGGATCTGGCGAGTTCTGAGTAATACTCAGAGACGGCGCGTACCAGCTGTACTTTCCTTTTGTGATGATTCCCGATTGGAAATTCCACAAACGACTTTGCAACGGAGTGGTGCGATTAAAGGCAGCAAACGTAGCCAAACGCTTGTACGTCTGGCGGTATGCGTCTTTAGCAACATTGATCTTACCCATTGCATATTGACGCTCCCCGATTGGATACGGGTATGTGTCATCATCGACTCCTTCCTTAGGCTGTGGGAACAGCAAAACGATCTCAGCGAACTCAAGCATATCATAGTCTGATTGGCTTGCGATACTTTCTTTCTCTTCTTGTGTGTATGCAATGCGGGGAATCCCGTCATCGTCATACGGGATATCCTCGCGCCATCCTTTGAGGGCAGAGAGAACAACTACTTCCGTAGTTTCTTCTGCTTTAAGGAGGGCGTACTTCTTGTCAAGGACAACGGAGCCAACAGAGGCTTCGATATCACTTGTCTTCTGGACGATATTGATACGTTGAATATCGATATCTGCGGCATCAATTGACAAACCACTATAGTTTGCAATTTGATCTTTCTTTACGGGTACAACATCTGTTGACATATTTCGTGTTTCTTGTTTCTTGTTTGTGACTCCCGATTCACCGAAGTGTGAATCGTTCGTCAGAGGTTTCTACGATGCCTTCTTTTTCGCACTCGTCAATAAAATCTTCAGAAATCTTTTTTCGGCTGTTTTTATCATGTTTATCCGCGACGGCTTTCGTGATTTTTCCGAAAGGAATCGAAGCGTGCGACAAGACTTCGGCTGGATCAAGACCGTGCGAGAGCGCAATCGCGACTAATCCGTCGTTGTCAACCACTCTTTTTACAGCTCCCATTGATCGCAGTCTCAGCGTTGGGAAAACGGCTCCGTCTTTGGCTATTGCCATTGCGCGTTCTTTCAATCGATCAGACCAGTTGCTGACGATTTTGGCGATAGCCCAAAGCTCTTCGATGACAGCTGGATCTTCTGAGTTCTCAAGATCAATGTCAGGAAGCTGTGGGTTGAGTTTCTTCGCGACTTCGATGACGAGTCCACCCAATGCTGGACAGTGATCCTCATGGCGGCAGAA